CGGATGTCCTTGTGGTAATCCGGGGAAGGAATAACCACATTGGCGCTGCTGAAGGCTTGGTTAGAGCCGTTCAGACCGGAACCGTAAGGCTGAGTGTAGTACTCAAGCTGATTAACGGAACCGTTGGCCTGGTAGGACAGGTCCACATAGCCGATTGCCTGTTGGGCAATCCAGCCGGGACGGAACACCACACCGACAGGACCGCCAACCGGTTGACCGGTCAGGGTTTCGGAGGTTCCGTTCTCGTTGTTGAAAACAACGGACTTCTCTTCGTGCCAGTAACGAAGAACGTTGGTGTAGTTACCAGGATAAATCTTGGCAACTTGGAGCTGGTTAGAGTTGATTGCCATCGTTAGTTACCTCCTCAAGCGTTAAAGGAGTAAGCCACGGTGGCGAAGTCAGCGTTCAGAAGTTCGAAACCTGCGTACAGGCTCCAAATCATCATGATAAAACGGCTGAAATCGTCGTTGTTGTTCAACAGCACCTGAGCGTTGTTGCCGCCGATACCGACGCCCACGCTCTGAGGACCGAAGAACATACCAATTGCGCTCTCATAAGTAGCGGCGGTACCACCGATGGTGGCACTTTGGCTCTGAGAAGGCATGTTGGTCGATTCGAAGAAGCGAACGCCTTCGAACACGAAACCGGTGGGCATAATCGGCTCACCAGCCACGAAAGTGGCTTGCCCAAAACCCTGACCCATGTACAGCGCAGCGTTGGGCTGCATTGCCGACATGAGGGGGTTGATTTGACCGTTGCCAGGGTAACGAGCCACTTCACGGAAGTCGCTGTTCTGACGCAGGTGCATCAGGAAGGTAGGATCGCAAACACAGCGATAGAAACCGTCCTGGTAGGTAGGAACGTTCCGCTTACGCATGGATTTCACCACGCGGAGCAGGTCGTCCTTAACGTCGAACTTAGCTTGTTCGGCGTTGCTGTAGGTCAGGGAACCAACAGCGAGGTCGCCAGGGTAGTAGTAACCACCTTGGGTGTCAGAAGACTGACCTTTGGAAACTGCTTTCAGGAGTTCATTGATGAACACCCGGTCACGCCAACGACGATAGTCGTCGAGCATGGTCAGCGAACCGATCGACTGGTGGAAAGCGGTAAGGTTACCGGTATCCAGCAGCAGACGCTGAGCGGTGATCAGGGTCTCACGAGCAACCTTAAAGGTGCTGGGCTGAGTGGGATCACTCGGGTCGGCAGGACCGGTGTACTCGCGAAGGGTCACGAGCACTTTGTCCTTTACAACGTTGCGGCTGTTAGCCGTACCGATGGTTTGTTCGGCAGTACGCTCACGTGACTCCTTAGAGCCAGGGTTACCCCAGAAGCGATACCGATCGAGCTGAACGGTTTGGCCGGGTTGCTTCGCCTTAAATGCTTTAAAAAGCACCGTGAGGCTCTTTATCCTCACGTAACATCAACTTTAGGACGTTGATGAGTAGACTATATCATCACCCACAGCATTATCTGTTTGGGTGCTCCGCGCTCGTGGATCCGTTACTGAGTTTCCTCTCGGGATCTAGTCGTTGAACCTTCCAGAGCGTATATTCTCTGGCTTGGCTGCTGATTGGCCTCCCTTTCGGGTCCGGCGTTCCAGCAATTCACGGAGTTGTTCGACCAAGCTTTCACTTGGAAGTTCCCAGACCTTCGCAGGTCAAGAAATCGTGCACAACCACGGGCTCTGCAGCCATCTCCACCACATCACATTGTTACCCTAAAGGCTTTTTATCCTTTAGTTCTCACAGTTTGCCATCCTGTGAGGTCAGACTATATCATCGACCCGTTAGGTCGCCGCGCACTCGTGCCTCCTTATCGCCCGTTGCTTTAGCACTTGGGCTCGCTCACTTATAGGAATAAGAGTGAGGTCAATTTTGTGCTTCATGCACTCAGGAACGAATCCTTCAATAGATGAGCACAATAGTTTCAGAGAACGCTTGTTGAATCTCAAGTAGTACAAACCAGTTTTTTTATGAAAACTAACTTTTGGGGTTGCCCCCGTTAGAGACGTAATCCAATCGCCTACTACAGCGGTTTGGGTCTCGTTTTCATAAACAGCTAGGTTGCCTTGAGTTTCCTGTAAGGGATTTGGGTAAGGTCGACCTGTGCGGTAATCAATCTTCTGACGAAGATTTTTAACCACTCCGCCGTCGTCACACCAGAACACAGCTAACTCTTGCAAACCAAGTTGCCCGAGGAGTGATGGCGTAAAGGTCTTTTTGGAGTCTCTGTAAAACTCATCATATAAGTGCACATAGTCAGAAAAACCAGCGCACCATTGATAAGCTTTAAGAACACCTTTAGACATAGACGGCGTTATGGAAGCCTTAGATCCCAGGATCTTTTCAACTCTTTCTACTTTCCATTTAAGCCAATCAAGCTCACGGGGAGCGTGAGCAAGTTTGATTGAGCAAACACGGTCCCATTTACGACGACGATGGAGGTTGCCATCACCTAAAACGGTTCCAAGTAGAAAGACTTCGTTCTCCGTAAACATTGACAAAGGTAGTCGTTGAACCTTCCGTTCTTTTCAGAGCGGCTTGGCTGCTGATTCCCCAGAGCATAGCTCATGGAGGGGTCCCAGCAATTCACGCGGTTTTCACTAAGCACTTACATGCTTAGGGCGCATATGTTTACGCGGGGTGAGGACGGTACAGTTCTGCACCGAGCAGCTTCGGAAAATCATTGTCGCAGTTTTGTTACCCTAGAGGCTCTTTATCCTCTAGCTCTGCATCTTTACCATTAATGCAGCTCGGACTATATCATCATCTCAGTGTTTAACACGAGATGTCGGGCGCTCGTGGGCATTTCGTCCGATCTGGATTACTTTGCCTAGTCTCTGAACGTTCCGTATGTTCCCACACGGCTTCGCTGCTGATTCCCTCGATTCGACTGCACAATCGAATCTAAAATCTTGGTCCGGCTCATGGGCCGGGGTTAAATTGTCAAGGTTCTCAGGCTTGGCCTGATCTGTTGTGCTAAAGGAAGGGTTCCAGCAATTCACCCGATTACTACATAAGCCTCACGACTTATGAGCGCCTACCGACGAACAAAGCGTCAACCTCCGAAGAACTACATATGTAATTTAACTAGATATCACTAAAAAAGGAAGAGGTATGTCGCATTTTTAGCGTTAGATCGATTTTTGATTGCTGCTGTTCACGGAAGGGCTAAAGGTACGCACCAGATTACGTACGCTCTCAGAACCCTGGTAGTAAATAGATCCGTAGTTAGATACGTAACGAGACGCACCGCCGCGATAAATGTACCTAAGAGTGCTGGACATCAAGCCGGGAGCCGTGGACCGTACGGTCTCCGTATACGTCTTGCAGTAAACAGGGGGGTTGTAACGCCACTCCGCACGATTAGCTGTTCCCTGTGACCCCAGACTATTCGTCAGCAGACCACCCTCGTATCGACCGTGGGTGACGCCGCCGCCAGTTTTACCTTGAGCAGCTGTGTTCCCCTCAGGTGTGTTGTAAGGCGTGTAATTCTGGTTATCCGGGGCAGCGCCACCGAAGTAGGTGTACTTCCCAGCGTCACGAACACCAAACTCAGGTCCAAGTGACGTCTGAACCTTTGCGTTCGCGACGGTCGTCACGCTTAACGGTCTGTAACCGTTGTAAACGCTTAGAACACCGCTCGGATCGTAGTGATTTTCCTCAAAATCAGTCCAGTAACCCGAAATTGCGGGTGGGACTTCTCGCCACGCGGTCGTCGAGTACACCCCAGACGTCGCGGGACCGGGTGTAACGACCCCTAAATCCGCGCCAACGTCCAAAATCCCGGAACTAAGGACGATATAGCCCTCAGAAACAGGTCCGCTTTGGATTTGATGGGGTCCAGAGTCGTATTTGTAGTTGGAAAGGGGGATATAAGCCACTTATTTACACCAACTACACTAATTTTAACCTTTATTGAGGCTCAGAAGGCGAAATTTGATTATTTAAAGTCTGAATGTCGTTGCTGATCAGCTCCATGTCGCGCTCGTAAGCAGCTTTAAGGTCAGCAAGCTCTTTTTTAAGCGTTTCTACCTCAGTAGCGGGCGAAACACGTTTGCGGCGACCGATGGGATTAGCCATTTGAGCTCTTTTTCTTACGTTCAATATACTCGGAAGCTTTCTTCTTCGCCTTCACTCGCTCAGGAAGATCACCCTTCGTTTTTTCCTCGTATTCTTTCACCTTGTCCTTCGATATTTCACCACGCTCCTGCATTGCGTAGAATTTGCGCCTTTGGGCCTCTGATTTGAAGGGCACCGGTAGCTAAGCGGATACAGTAATAGTAACTAAATCCAAAGCAATAAAAAACCCCGCCGTTTCCGGCGAGGTCGTCCCCATCCTTATGAGTTTAGCTCAAGCGTTGTCCAGGAACAACAGCTTGGAGCGGAAAGCTTCGGGGCTCATCTGAGACAGATAGCGCCAAGCGTTCTCAGGGTTTTGGTTCATCACTTGACCAAAGCTCTCCCACTGAACATCAGCGTTAGCGGAAGGAGCGCCAGCGGTAGCGGAGGCGGGCACAGCAGGAACTTGATCGTACTGAGGACGATATTCCTGGGTGGGTTGTTGTTCGTCTACAGGATACACTTCAGTAAAGAAACGGTTGGTGTAATCGGCGAGGTGATCGGGATCGGTCAGGATGGTTTCCATGGCCATGCCCCGGTTAGCCACTTCTTCCAGAACTTGATGCTGCTGAATCAGAGCATCTTCCAGCGTGGTGGCGTACTGGTTGAGAATACCAGGAGCCTCGATGCCGAAGTGATTAACGACGGCGGTTGTTTCTTGACTTAGGCTTGGCGTTTGCTGCGCCGTAGAAGTCGGATAAGAAGTTTGGGTCGTAGACTCGTTGCTGTACGAGGTCGGCTGAGCCGTAGGGGCTTGGTAAGCCCACGGTTGGACCTGTGAAAGCTGACTGAGTTGTTGAATATCCGCCGCCGTCAGTTGGGGTTGTGCTGACGATGCTGTCTGGCTGGGGGACGGGGAGAGCCGGGACACTATACGGTCCAGGCTGCCCAGCGCTGCTTCCCACGGATTCGACGGGGAGGAGGCTGACGGATACTGGTTGGACTGGTTGTTGGTAGAAGGGGCCGTAGCCTGTTGTGCCTGCGACGGCACTTGGGGCATAACTGCCGAAGGTACCGCCTGGGTACTGGCTACCCATTGCGGGTAAGCGGTTGAGCCCTGGTCCACCGCCGGGGCCGCCGCCTGAGGGGCTGCTACCGCCGGGGATACCGGGCTCGGGATCGAAGCTGGGATCTGCTGGCTCATAGCTGCCCGAGTAAGTCAGTTCTTGCGCGAGATGGTCAAACGTCCTATAAAGTAAGGGCGTTAAGTTTAGCCGTGGATCAGCCGCTAAGGGCTGATTAGGAGCTAAAGGATGCGGGGCTTGTAGCATCTGGTTCAATAGTAGCAAGAATTGCTGCATTGCGCCCTGCGTTTGTTGAATCATTCGGAAAGGGAAGCCCTTCAACATCTCCGAACGTTCTAAATCGGTCTTATCGGGGAACAAATACTTCAGAGCTTCAACGCTATCAACGCCGAGCTCTTGTAAGTTACGAACCACGATTGACTTTTGGTTGATGTCGTAAGCAGTGTCCTCATAAACATCCCCTTGGAATCGGTATGTTATTTCCCGATCTCCATCCGGAGGTAGGCCGAAAACACCGCGTGGGACCTTGTTATCAGCTAAAGCAGCTTGAATAGCAAGGTCGACATTTTCTTCGTATTTAGCGAATTTGTTCTGGTACTTAACGAGGGCTTCTTCGGTTTGTTCTTTGGGTTCTTTAGGTGGGGTTAAACCCACAACGGAAATAAAACTTTCGCGGAAAATCTGCTCCTGATGATAAATAATCATCTCTAACAGACGGCAGAAACCGTATGTCAGAAAACTCTTATTTTTACGAAGAGCAGTTGCTTGAGCACGGCCCATGAGACCTTTAATCTCAGTAGCAGTGGCTCCGGCGCTGATTGATATTTCGTCAACGCCGCCCAAGGCAGTTCTGATTTCCTCGCGGAGTAAAAGAGCATACCGATTCATATCCCCGTTAACGGGGTCGGGGGTCATGTAGCCCACGCGGTCGGAGGGCTCCACGTTCGCAATAATTCGCGGAACGCGCAGACCACCAAGGCTGGACTGCGAGCCGAAAGGCTCAGATACACGAGTGGAGGGGGAATCAATCCCAGCAAAACCACTTTGACTGCTAATCGTCGGACGGAACGAACGATCTGCATCCGAAGCTTCGACCAGATCGCTACGGGGACGAGAGCTGATGAGCGTGGGATTCCCAAAGAACTCGATGTTCTTCGAGATGTTCTGCATCATCTGATCATGCAGAACAATTTGCTGCATAAAAGGCTCAAACTCACCTTCGCCCTCAGTTCCGCTGGCATTCGGTTTGTTGAGGACTTCAACAGCTGGAATAAAACCGAGTGTGTTATCTCGGCTATTTTTAGGTGTGATTAAAGAGCCCGGTTCGAGGTCAAAACTCAGCTCACTATTAGCTTCATACTCTGTAATCTTTTCGCTGGTAATCGAGATTCGTACATAACGTTTATTCTGGCCTTGAGTTTCCGCAGGCAGACCAATAGCACTGTTACGAATCTTATAACTATAGATAATGACGACTTCTTCGATTTCGCCGTTTACGTCGTGGTAAACGCGGTACTGGTTTTTGTTGAAAAAGTAAATTTGGTACTTAAGCTTTGGGTCAGGGCGAAAGTAAAAAAGCCCACAGCCGTCGATTAAAAAGTTACGGATAATCGCTGGAAAACGAATATCTAGTTTATTTAGTTGAATTAAATCGCTTAAAAATTTTGTACGTGCTTTATAAGTATCTTGCTCACAATAGAAAAACAGTCCTTTTTTAATCATAAGCAGCGTCATTTGCTGCAGATGACTAAGGACAACCATAGTCGCAGATTGTTTGCTGCGGTCCTGTGTTCTAGAAGCCTCTAGA